GAAATGCTCGAAAATATGGTAAAAGAGTTACAATCCTCACCAAGACCGAAACTTGGTCGCCCTCCAAAGGATGCACATGGAAACGAACGACTTGAAGTCGATACTGCAAGCTGAGATTGATGATTCTATTGGCTTCATTGAAAGCGAAACAGTAGAGCAGCGCAAACAAGCATTAGAAGCATATCTCCGTAGTCCTTATGGAAATGAGGTAGAGGGTAAGTCTTCAATCGTTACAGGTGAAGTCGCAGAAGCCATTGATGGTGCTTTGCCTTCACTTGTTCGTATCTTTACAGGCTCAGACAATATCGTAGTTTTTGAGCCTCAAGGTCCAAGGGATGAAGCCTCTGCCAAGCAAGCCACAGATTATTGCAACTGGGTTTTTAGCCGTGATAACGAAGGCGTGGCTATTTTGCATGATTGGTTTAAGGATGCACTCCTACAGAAGAACGGCATCCTAAAAGCGTACTGGCAAGATAAAGAAGACATTACCAAAGAGCGTTACTTTGACTTATCTAACGATGAGTTAGCAATGCTGATGAGTGATGAGAGTATGGAGATTGTCGAGCAAGATACGACAGAGTTTCCGATTTTTGACCCTAATGGACAACCAGTTATAGACCCGATGGGTATGCCAGTTATGGGTTCTACTCATAATATCGTAGCCCAAAAGAAAAAGAAATCAGGCAAGGTAGTTATTGAGAACGTGCCTCCAGAGGAATTCTTGATTAGCAAGAAAGCTCGTACTATTGCTGATTCACCTTTTGTAGCCCATAGGCAGATGTTGACTCGTAGTTCATTGATAGCTATGGGTTTCAACAAAGACCAAGTAGAAGGTTTACAGATGGGTGATGCTTTGGCTTATACGCCAGAGCGTGTGGCTCGTTACCCTGCTGGCGAACAACCATACCAAATTCAAACTGATGACCCTTCAATGCAAGAGATTGAGGTCTTTGAATGTTATATCAAAACTGATATAGAAGGAAAAGGCATTGCATCATTAACTCAGGTTTTTTATGCAAGCAATGAGATTCTTCAAGATGAGAAGGGTAAAGAGATTATTGAGGAAACAGACTATGTTCCGTTTCACTCTATTTGTCCTATTCCAATTCCGCACAAGTTCTTTGGTAACTCACTAGCAGATAGAACTACAGACATTCAGCTAATCAAGACCACTATCACTCGTCAGATGTTGGATAACTTATATCTGACAAACAATGCTCGTGTGGTAGCTGTGGAAGGACAAGTAAATCTTGATGACTTGCTTACATCTACTGCTGGTGGCGTTATTCGTGCTAAGTCTCCTAACGCTGTTCAACAACTTGTAGTTCAAAACGTGGCTTCTCAGGCTTTCCCAATGCTTCAGTATCTGGACACAGTTCAGTCTAAGCGTACTGGTGTGTCTGATGCTTCACAAGGCTTAGACCCTTCTATCTTGCAGAATGTTACAGCAGCAGCAGTGGCTTCTATGCAACAAGCTGGCGCAGGTAAGATTGAACTGATGGCTCGAATCTTTGCTGAGACAGGCGTTAAGTCTTTGTTCAAAGGAATCCTTCACTTGCTCTGTAAATACCAAGACAAGCCTCGTTTGGTGCGTATGCGTGGTGAATTCGTAGAGTTTGACCCTCGTACATGGGCTAACCAATATGATGTGTCTATCAACGTGGGTTTAGGCGCAGGTAATCGTCAGGAACAGATGGCTATGTTGTCGATGGTTCTTGCAAAACAAGAGCAGTTGATTGGTCAGTATGGCCCTGCTAATCCTTACGTTTCACCTGCTCAGTATCGTGGAACATTGGGGCGCATGGTTGAGATTGCTGGCTTCAAAGATAGTGCTGAGTTCTACAAAGCTATTACGCCAGAGCAAGACCAAGCGTTGAGCAATCCTCCTCCACAACAACAGCAGATGCCTCCAGAAGTTCAAGCATTGATGGCTAGGACTCAGGCTGAGATACAGGCCGCACAAGCTAAAGCACAAGCTGATATGCAGATGCAACAACAGCAGATGCAGATTGATATGGAAATGGCGCAACAGAAGGCGGCTCTTGAGATGCAATTGTTGCGTGAGAAGGAAGCGGCTAAGTTGCAATTAGAACGTGAGAAACAACAGGCTTACTTTGCATTGAAGCAACAAGAGTTTGAAGCAGAAGCACAATTGAAAGCAATGAAGATTGGTGCTGGCATTACATCCAACGTAGAGATTAGAGGTTAATCATGGCTACAGCACCAGTTTATTACTCAGACAAAGCTATTAAAGACTACATTGCTCAAACTTATGGAAATTTAAGTGGTGATGCTCTTTATTCAGCAATTGCAACTGAAGCATCTAAACAAGGTGTTCCATCAGAGCAGATTGCTCGTGCGCTTGGTGTTGATGTTGCTGCTGTTAATAAGTATGCAACTGGAATAGGTAAGCCTTTGGTTTCTGAAACAAAAGCACTGAATACAGTTATTGATTACGCATATAACACCCAATATGGTCGTAATGCTACAACAGCAGAAAAAGAAAATGCTAAAAAGTATTTAACTACTGGTGGAACATCTACGGCTGGTACTGGTGTTTTAAATTACAGTACAGAGGGCTATAACTACGACACTCAAAGCGTTATTGCTGGTTATCGTAGTGCTTTAGGTCGTAACCCTACGCAGACTGAGTATGTTTCTGAAATGGCTAAATTGGGCTATGACCCATTTAATCCTAGTGTGCTTGGAGCAGCGGGTAAGTTGTCAGCAACAGTAGGTGCGCTAGAAAGTGACCCTTTTGCTGGTCGTTACGCTAATACCAATCCCTATGGTATTTATGATGCAGTTACACAGACTTATAAGCTAGATGGAACAATACCTAATATTTCTCAAAATGTTCAAGGTAATAGCGTTCAGTTTATTAGTCCTGTTACACAAAAGCCAATTGTTACATCGTTTGAAAATGGTAAGTTGGTTGTAAAAGAAGGTGAAAATACATTAACTGGTGAGCAAGCACAATCAGCCATTAACCTTGCTTTGAATACTGGTGTATTAGGCAATACTGAATATAAAATTTTGTTAAATTCGTTGGACAATGCCAAGTCAATAGATGATGTTTACAAGGCATTTTCAACACCAGAGGCTGTAGTTGCTCTTGACCCTAAATATGGTTTTGAACTAGGTGTTGGTCAAACACTAGATGAAGCAAAAAAGAATTCTGCTGGTGTTCAAAATGTAGTTGACTATCTTTCTGCAACTAACGCTAGTAATCTTCCAGCAAACTTTGATGTTAGTAAAATGTCAGCATTAAATAAGATTCCATTTCAATTTAATAAAGATATTTATAATAAATCGTTTTTGACAGATGTAAATAAAGTAATTGATACGCAAGCAAAAACAGTAACAACACCAGAAAACTTTAATCCTGCAAATATTTATCAACAACCAACAGTAGCTAATCAATTTCGTGAGTTATTTCCTTCATTTGGAGAATCTAAGCGTTTAGCTCAAGGATTGATTAACCAGCGTCCTACTACACAAAGTATTGTTAATATGATTCAAGGTTTGCCAGCAGATAGCACTTATGGTTTACAAGATATGCAAAGAAATGTTGTTGCTGCGCCTACATCATTAAATAATGTTTTAGGTTTGATTTCTAAGTGAGAACAAAATGAACTATCAAGAACTGCGTAGTTTAGTTGGCGGAACTTCACCTAAAGATGTTTCATATCAGGACATAGTTTCTGGCATACAAAGCCAGTATCGTCCACAGACTCAGTTTTCTCCTACCACTTCATTACTAGACATGATTGGTACTCAGTTGGCTGACCAACCAAGAATTGCTTATGGTTCTCTATTACAGTCGCAACCCAGAACATTGCCAGAATCTATCAATTTAGAAACAATTGTAAAAAATCCTAATGCTGCTGCAAGCATTGATGCTGGATTGATTAACAATTTAGTAGCTGGTTCAAACAAGATTACGGGTAACACAGCCATTGATAACTCTCTTGTTTATAACAATGATTTCACTAAAACAGGTGGAACTACTGGAAATATTACAGCAGGTGATGTAACTAAAACAGGTGCTATTACGGCAGCACTTGGAACATTGGCTGGTAGTCCTGATTTAGCTAAAGCTGGTATTGCTTTAAATCTTATTGGCTCTGCTAGTGATATTAAAAGTGAAAAAGACGCATTTGACTTAGCAACAAAAATAGCATTGATGGCGGCTGGCCCTGCTGGTGGTGCTGTAAATGCGGCTATTGGTGCTGTTACTGGTAACAATAGACAGTTGATTGATGCTTTAACTAGCCTAGCAAATCCTACTCTTGGTGCTGTAAATGCGCTATCTAGTTTATTTACAGGACAATCATTAGGAACTTTTGGTAGTGGATTGCTATCTGCTCCATCTGGCTCTGTTAGCGATTTAGGTCTGCTAGGTGCAAGCAAGTATGGAAATGCCATTGATAGAAGCGCAGCAGACGTTAATGATGTTCTAAGAGATTATTTAACTAATGGTGGCGGTGGCGGTAAAACAGATTATTGGATTAGCAGGGCTATCAATGCAGAATGACAAAGCAATCTTGGCTCAATGGGCTAAGAACTTACTAAATGATGACTTTTTCAAAGAAGTTATAGATAACTTGAAAAAAGAACAGATTAGTGTGATAATTAACACAAGTGCAGAAGAATGTGATAGGCGTGAA